TTTGTAACAGTCTCCCGCCAAGGCGCAAAGTTCCATACGCGCCGATAGTTCAGCGCTGCTGCCTTTTGCAGGAACGTGATCGTATCGGCATCAGTTTTACCGATCTTTTCGCCTGCGAACTGAGCGATTTGTGACAGCGTCATTTGTTGGCCAGTTGAGCTTCCAAGCTATCGACTTTTGCTGAAAGTTGTTGGATGGCTTTGATCATTGGAGCAATAAGTTCATTATAGCCAATGCTCAACACATCATCACCACCACTTATTTTGTGGTCTTGAAATCCACCGAAATCAATTCCATTCTTATCAAGAACCTCCTTAACCTCCTGGGCAATCAATCCGTGGTGATAGCGATTGCGCTTCTTGCTTCCATCATGCGTAATATTTGAAAGTTTATATATTTCTGGATTAGCGTCTCTTTCAAAATCTGGTTTATAAAATTCTCGCATGTCCCACTTGAAATCAACTGGTCGCAATTGATTAAGAAATTCAAGACCAAGAGTTGTATCTCTTACATCGGCTTTATCGCGAATATCTGATCTATTTTGCACGGCTCCATATGCATAAGTTGTGGTTGCAGAATTACCAAGCTGAACTTGATTGTCTCCTGTTATTGCAGAATTTGCTCCAATACCAGTACAATTACTATAAAGACAACTATTTAGTGCAGAATATCCAATTGCTGTGTTTGATGAAACAGTACTAAGTTGTGAATATAATGCATTTGATCCAAAGGCAGAATTTTTACTTGCTGTTGTTCCACTTGAAAATAATGCATAATACCCAAAAGCTGCGTTATCTGATCCAGTTTTATTTGCATACAACGCAGTTGATCCAAATGCTGAATTGGATGTTCCAGTTGTATTTTGATACATTGCATTATCACCAAATGCTGAATTATATGAAGCAGAAGTCATGCTATTACCAGTCTGATACCCAAAAACATTATTTGAACTAGATCCTCCAGCAATTCCAACTCTAAGTCCGTTAATTGTAGCGTTGCTACTTGCTGTAAATGTTCCAATCGTTCCAGCAGTAAAGTTGCAAGATGTTCCTAGCGAACCAGTATATGTTCCACCAGTAAGAGTTCCAGTCAGAGTTCCAGCAGTAAGAGTTTGAACAGTACCTGCTGTGAAATTTGCAGAAGTTCCAAGCGATCCAGAGTATGTTCCTCCAGTCAATGTTCCAGAAAGAGTGCTGGCCGTAAGCGTCTGAATTGTTCCAGATGTTGAATTGAGTGATCCAATTGTACCAGAAGTCGCGCTAATTGAAGTTGTAATAGTCGCGCCAATTGTCCCGCTCGTAGCGCTAACCGAAGTCGCAACAACAGCTCCAATATTTCCAGTCGTGCTGTTAATCGTGGCAATGGTTCCAGTCGTGCTTACCAGGGTAGGGATTGTCCCCTTTGTGCAGGAAAGCGTTCCAATCGTTCCAGAGTTAAGGTTAATTGCATACTCTGGATTAATACTGGCATCCGCAATCAAAGCGTTAAGCTTTGTATTGGTTACCGTATCGTTTGCACCAAAACTGGTTCCTGCTGTAAAATTCGGCATTTTATCTCCTAGTTGTTCCTGTTTTTAATCACATCCCAGGCCATGGAACACACAAGCCCAATGATGCCAGAGATCGCGAGCAGCTTAGTCCGCAAATGCTCAAGCGCATTAACCTTATTAGCAAGGTCTCCGTAGTTTGCAAGTGACCTCTCGACCATGGCGTAAAGCTGGACCTGGCGCTCCTCCATCCTTGCCAGCCGAACCTCTAGGCTCCATACTTGATCCTCGCTCATGGCTCAAAATGGCTTTTCGCCTCCAGCCCTGGCTGCATCGCCCATGGTTGGGGAGTTGGTGTATTTTGATTGCAGTTCAATTGATTCTTGCTTCATAGAGCAAGAAGACAAAATTACACAAAATAAAAGAGGATTAATAAAGCGCATATTTTTTTCTAAGATATTCTTCTACTTTAATTCTATCTTGGTTTGAAAGTTTTCTATTATAAATAATTACCTCACCAATCATGCCGTCAAAATTTTCTCTTGGACCTGGTAAATAGCCTTGTGTTATAACAGATCGATTTCCAATTCCGATTGGTTTATTAAGAGCTTGTGGTTGTGGAGCGCTTGCAGATGATTGAAGTGTCCCATTTGAGTAAATGGAGATACTTCCGCTGCCATTTAAATAAGTTAAAACTCTTGGAGAATAGGTTGCGTTTGAATATAGACTAGTCTCATAAGTTGATCCATTATCTGACGATACCCATGCTGAATCTGAAAAATCGGTACTTGGACCACCATATGCTCCAAATACCCAACTATCATAAGCAGCTGTAGTCATATCTGAATAATTAATATAAGCTTGCAAATCTCCACCATGTCCATTAGTCTCAAAATCTCCTCTACTATAACCAACAATAAATACGCTAAATCCGTTTGAAGTTGTGCCTATATTTGTATTGGCAGAAAGCATCAATGAATTTAAAAAACCAATGGATGCTCTAGAAGAGATCCCAGATGAAACACCTCCTTGCGGAAGATTGTATGTTTTACCAGATTCAAAAACTCTTGGATTACTGGTTGCCACACCAGATGTTGCGCTCGAGAAATTCAAATTATTCCCGCTTTGATCGTCCCATGAAGTCAAGTTTTTCTGAAATGTTACAGTACTTGTTATAGATCCAGTATTTCTGTTTGAATTTGAATACACAGCAGTTGGTGCTGGTGGTGTACCTGGATCGGCAGTCCATGCTCCAGTTAAATTATTGTCGTTATAATAACCATATGTGTTAATAAAAAGTCCACTCTCAGTATCGTAAGTTATTGTTGCTCCACCAGATTTTGAAAAAGTTAAAGTAAAAACGTCAATTGCCGTGTCTGTTCTTGTGTATACTCCGTTTGCCAACGAATTGCCAGCGCTAGAGAGTGTTACTGTGCTAAAATATTGTGCAGGAGTCCATGCTCCCTGGTAATTATTTGAATTTGTTGCAATTATATATCCACTATCAGAGTCTTGTAAATTTTCACCAGCTATATTAAAAGCACCATTTTGATGAACCCAAAAGTTTTCATCCTCTAATGAATATGTTCCATTTGTTCCAGAATATGTTCCAGTAGCCCCAGTAATTATAATTTGGTCAACATTTGTGCTATTCGTCGTGCTTAATCCTTTTGAAGCATCAAGCCACAATGAAAGACCAGAAATCTTTTTTGGACTGAATCCGCTTGATTTAGCTTTTGCAAGCGATAAACCTAATCCTAGTTGTGGCATATAATTAAAATGCAATCACCCGCCAAGGACTTGAACCTTTGGCGGGTTGACTGCTGATATCATTAGGCCTTGTAGGCGATTACCTGTCCAGTTCCAGCTGTAAAGCCGTCGAACTTTCCATAAATCGTCTGTCCAGCAGGAATGGTAACACCAGTCAACGTACCAGTATAATTTCCACCGATAGCGCTGAATGTGGTATCACTCAATATCTGGATAGCCCAAAATGCACCAGTTACAGGAGTGGAACCGTTGGAAACAACGAGTCCATTATTCCCCTGGAAGTGATCTAATGCGCGTGACATTAGCTGTGGAGGGCAATCCGATAGGACGTGCCGTTAAGAGTCACGTTCAAGGAAGCAGGAGCCGTAGCAACGGTATTAACCGTGCCACCGCTGGAGCTTGCCGTAAACTCAATAACATTCGTGAAGCCTTGGGTATCAAAGCGCATGGCTTTCCCCTTGGCTTTGCGAGCGCTGCGTACAAATTCATTAGCCATATTGTTAATCTCCTTTTCGACTCCAGGCACGTTTCACTTGATCCGCGCTGAATTCGCTTTTGAATCTACTCCCAAGTTTTTGTTCTTGTTTGTAGTACCCCTTCATAATATTTGTCTTATTTGCTCCCAGCGGGTTGTCGAGGGGTTCGCCAACCCCCACCAGGGCTAATCGTTGTGGGACAGTAAACCGCTTCAGATGCTTCGGGACATTGTCCCTTTCAGCTACTGACTTCTCCAGTTCTACGATAGACTTTTTACGAGTATCGAGATACTGGTAGACAGGCATATTAGCTGTAAGCCTCCTCGTCGGCCTTCTTCGCCAGCTCACGCATTTTGTCCTCCTCAGACATAGGCTCTTCGTTCTTGGCTTCAGTACCAGTTTCTTCCAGCATCGCGTCATTGACTTTGATGTGGGCTACACCGTTCTTAACCATATGAACGACACCGCTGAGTTCAACGTGATCGCCTTCGGAAGGAGGAACAGCCTCTCCGCCATCGCTAACTTCAAGCATCGAGACAGGCAACATGACCATGCCTTTTGGCATCTTCATTTCACCACCATTATCCATTCCTTCGTGCATACGACCTCCATTGTTAGGAGCTGGGGAGGTTTTATCCTCCCCAGCGTCCTTACGAGGACCCATACCAATTACTAGCATGGTTCCCATTTAATTGTTTAGCTGTAGTTCGACTTCGCGAAGATCGCGCGGAAGAACGTAGTATCCAATTGTTTGGCAGCGTAGAACGTCTTGAAGGACGCAACAACGCGCTGTCCGTACGGATCGGATTTATCAGCAGCATCAAGGATCGTGACCTTCGGAGCGAAGGGCGAGCCAGAGGCAGCGATTGAGTTGAGGCTAGGAACGCCAAAAGCGTTTCCGCCAAGCATGATGTTGGCATAGCCAACTCCTGTCGAATTGGTCGTATCAGCAACGCCAGATCCAGAAGTATTAAACCTCTGAACATTGGTGCTGGAAACAACCTTACATCCGAACAAGCTACCAACTTCACCTTTAAAGATGGCATCGGGGTTCGAGTAGCTCGAAACCTTCAACCAATCGTCATCCTGCTGGAGGTCACGAATGACCGCAGGGTGAGCAACCAGGACGTAAGAGTCCTTGATCTTGGGTGCGCGGTTGATGAACAGGGTAGTCACGCCGTCGAGCAAGTCGGTAGCGGTGATCGAGCTGTTCGCTGTGCTGGCAGTAGCCCATGTCGTTCCGTTCGTGCCGTTCTGGGCATAACGAGCATAAGACTTCGTGGCAACACCAGTACCAGTCGAGGTGGAAGAGTCCTGGATCAGCGCGCGGTGACACAGAGTGTCGGCGTGCAGAGCAGCATCTTCACCCAACTGCTTGGTGGCCTGGGCGAGGTGATTAAACAATTCTGTGGCAAGCAAAACATCGGTTAAAACGATTTGACTGCCATATTGCTGAAGGGTCGCGTCAACGGTGGACAGAGTCAACTGACGTTGATCAGATCCGTCACCAATGGTCGTTCCTTCAGAGAGGGCAACGATGTTTGTGATAGCGGGATTATCAAATTTGAAGAACTTGATAGTTTTGTTTCCGCCAGTTTTAGAAGGATAGGGAACCTTCATTGCAAACTGCTCCATTTGGAGCAGGGGGAGCGCACGCTCCAAGAGCATCTTGGAGAAGTACGTTTGGAACTGTGAAGAGACAGATCCAGTAGTTACATAAGCCATGTTATTATTTTCCTTTTATAGCAACTAATCTGTTACGATCTATCGGCTTCTGCTGCCATTCGAAGCAGTTCACGACCTTGCTCCTCAGAGGAGAGTTCGTGAAAAGCCTTGACGCGAGCAGGGCCAGATGGTTGACCGCTTGCAGGTGTCGTTGCCTTTCTTAGTTGAGTCAATTCTGACTCATACTTTGCAATCTTCTTTTCCAAGTCAGAGGCAGCGTCCGCCTTGAGCCTCATCTTCGCAAGACCAACAGCATCGCTGATTCCTGCTGGATAGTTTCGCAGGATGGCGTGCTGCTGAAGAAGCTCGGAGACAGCCTTGTAAAGAGTCGTCGAAGAGTCTTTAAGTTCTGGGTTCGCCTCAACCTCGCGAAGGAGGTTTTGGTCCCAGGCACTCTTCAGATCGTTCTGAGTCTTTGTTTCGATCTCCTTACGATCTTCCGCCTCAATCTCGCTGGCTTTGCTTTCAGCGAGTTTCGCAAGATCGTCACGGCCTTCATAACGGTAGCTTTTTGCTGCTTCCCGATAATCTTCCGCGCTAAACTTGCGAGTGCTTGTCTTTGCTTCTGCTGAAGGTGCTTCTTGACTAGGCTTTGCAGTCTTGGCCTGTTCAAGAGCTTCCCTTTCAGCCTGGAGTCTTGCACGTTCCGCTTTGACATCGTCCCACTCTTTTGCGAGTCGAGACTGTGCCTTTTGGTACTTGCTTTGCTTCTTTTCGGAAGCTGACTCTGACTTGGGTTCATCAGATTGCGTTGTTAAAGAGCTTGTTGATGCAGTCTCAGCTTTAGGAGCCTTGTCTGCCACCTCATCAACCGATGAGGATTTAGTTTCGACAGTTTCGGGAGTCGCGGGTGTCTCCGAGTTATCTCCGCTGGCCTTGCTTTCAGTTTCAACCTTGGCTTCGGGTTGGGCTTGTTCGGGAGTACTGATTTCTTTACCCTCGTCAAACGCCTGCGCCATCGCCAACATATCCGCTTCAGTAAGGTTATTCGATTCCGCCATTTTGACCCTTTCTTACACCGCGCTCCAGGGAGTCATTCTAAAACGCAGGTTAATTGACAGCAGGTTCATCGGCCCCATCCCTACTGTCGAGGATGGGCGAGTTTTGTTTGGGGCTGCATAACGACTCAATGGTCGCAACACAACCTCGAAATCCTTTAGCATATCCGCAAGCCTCTGCAAGTGAATCCGTATTCTTCTCTACTGCGGAGGCATTTTGGCGTAAAGTAAGGTTTAAAAGGATCAAACTAAGCTTCTTTCCAGTCAGCGTTCCAAGGAAGCCTGTCAATGCACGCTCGTCCTCTGCCTCCCACTTAGGCTCATCAACCCACTCCTGGTGGCGTATAAAAGCCATAATTGCGCGTAGTTTTCTCATATAATGTACCCCCAGCTGTCACCCTGGAATAGGGCCAAGTACTCACCATTGAATACCTCTGACAATGCCTTTTGAACCGTAGGGAAACTAAAGTCGTGGCCAGTCATACATCCGCCTTTTCTTAGTTTTGGAAGCCATCCTTTAAGATCAGCAAGAGCGCCTTCGTACCTATGGTCTCCGTCAACATAGACAAGATCTAGCGATCCGTCTTCTACAAACTCAAGAGCATCCAAGCTTTTACCGCGAGAGAAGCTTACGTTACCAATGCCCTTGGTACGATCCTGGAATGCATTGAAAACTTCTTCCATCGGGCATTGATGACTCGCCACGTCGTCTTGATCATATCCATTCTGCCATGGGTCTACAGCTAGAACTTCTTTGAAATACTTTGATAAAACAATCGTGCCTTCACCGCTATACGATCCTATTTCAACGCACTTTCCGATTGCACCGCTCTTATTTGCCCACTTACAAAGATTGGCAAGACCTTCTGCCTGGAATGCATCGCGCATTACTGGTACTGCCATCCGTCAATACAAGCGCCATTGGCGCTGAAGTCAAAACGAATTAAGCAGGGATCGGAGCGGGAGCCTGCATCGGAAGACCTTCGCTAGGAGTCGCCCTTGATGCCTGCTCCTGCTGTCTCATTGCTGCCTTGGCTGCATCGCGAAGTTGCTTCTGAATTGCGCGGGAAGTGTTCGGATCGGTCTGTTCAAGCGCCTGCAAGTGTTGTTGCAAGTGCTGCATCAGAACCTGCATCGCGCTGTTGTCGACAGGCTGCTGGCGTGCTTGAGCTGCCTGGTTGAACGCGAACAGAACCGATATGTGCGCCTTGTGATCATCGCTAGGCTTGATCGCGACAGGGAATCCTGTGGCAAGCATGGTCGCAATTTCAGTCGCTTGGTCTTCAGCTTGATCTCCAGCACCTGCTTGAGGATCGGTAAACAACCTGCGAACGAGTGACGGATCGTCTTGTTCAAGCACCGATTTAACCAACTCAGCCTGGTTGATGAAAGGATTATTTTGGAACATCTGCATCCTCGCCACGGATTTCTGCAACGCAAACTGGCGGTTGATGAAATCCAATCCGCCCTTCGGTTCAATCGAGTACTGCTGATGGATTCCCTCTGGAACCATCTGGCCAGTATCGTCAGCATAGCGGTACATCAAATCTTCTTTTGCGTACTGGACATACAGCGACCAGGACTGGCGGAACAAGTGCGCCAAGCTCATGCGGAAGATTCGGTTCCTCAAATCGCTGGAAGCAGCAGCTTGACCCTGCACGGCCTGGATCTCGGTGGCAGTCTTGCGATCGCTTGTATTGAACTGCGAACCAGCACCGAAATCTGGATTGCCCATGCGGATCTCCGCGAGCTGGCGCTCTTCGAGCATCAAACGCTGGAAGTCGAACGGAGGTTGGCTGAACTGGACTGGCTTTAATCCCTGCGGAAGGATCTGACCAGGCTGCATCTTCAGATTCGCCGTGTTGAGCGAAATCGGATTCTGTGCTTCGAAAACAGGGCGGTTGGCCAGCTCTACATAGTCAGAGAGGGAGTTCTTGAGCTTGTTGAGGAGGTTTTCGCCAGGGAGGAGGATCTCAGCTACCCCGCGAGGACTATACCAACCGCCACCCGTGATTTCATATGGGAAATCAACGAAGGGAGGTTCGCCGTGTTCATATGGGAGAGTGAAAGGTTTCCGCACGTTCTCATCGACAGCGAGAGGCGAGAATGTCTCGACCAACCAACCATCCTTTGACGGAGTGTACATTTCCCACAGGATGATGCGGTCATTCTCCGCTTCCTGCGTGATGCCTTCGCGCCGATAGATTTCGTCTTGGATCTCGCTGCGAAGACCGACTGAGTTGTTCGGCTTGCCAGCGATACGTTTGATGAAGTCTTCATCCTGCTTGTAGAGAGGATTGGTCTTATAGGTGTCAACGGAAGTCGAGATGATGTGGACGATGAAGTCTGCGTCCTTCAGCTCCTTGGTGTACTGCGGAACGATAAGATGGAAAGGATCAATCGCCTCGAAGCTAATCTTCTTGCCTTGGTCGTCCCAGATCACCTTGGCAACACCGCGACCATAAAGAAGCAGGTTGTCGATGACGGACACGATCTCTTTCTGGAAATTGGACTGCTCGCGCATCTTGTAATCGAACCAGCGTTCGGCAGTCACGGTGATCGGAGTCAGCTGCTGACGCATTGGGACGAAGCTTGAAAGAATGTCGTTGCCAATCGCGCTGTTAACGAACGAAGGCTTTAGGCGCTCGATGGCAGTATCGATTAACTGAACGTGCAGATCGGCTGCTGTAGGCCAAGGTTTTGTCTTACGACGCACGCCGAAGTAGCGAGCCTGGTAGAACAGGCGCTGGCGATTCTCCCAAGTCTCGCGCTGGTTAAGGCAGTCGATGATCCGTTTGTGGTAATCCGCGCGACGATTGTATTTGTCTTGGGTAATTGGCATTTTATTTATTCCTCTCGGTCTGTAATTCGTATGAAAGATCGTTCACAGCATTCAAAGCTTTCCTAGACCATTCGCGCGTACCAGGCGTACCTCTGCGGATTTCAATGTAGGTCGGATCTTTCATCAGCTCTTCAACTATCCCGCTCGTCTGAGTTACTGGATGAGTTGTCGCGCACCCACCAAGCATTACGACCAAGGTCGCGATTAATGGCATCACGATTGCGACGCCATTCACTCTCAAACTCCTGCGTGCGCTTCTCCCGCCATCCTGGGATGATACGAAATATGGCTGAGATGATCTCAAGCAGCGCACGAAGCACAGAATTATTAGTCGATCTTTAGACCAACCGCGCGCAGGAAAGAAACGATCTTTTCCAGCCACACGTTGTCAATATCGCTAGGGGTTAATTTGACGATGATACGAGCGGTCAGCACCACGCCACCCACAGCAGCGACGATGGTCTGCCAATTAGCAACAATCCAGTTCCAGATGTTCATAGTTTTATCCTCCTGCGTCAAACCCAGCCATAACTGGGTCGTTTTGTTCCATTAGGTCGTTTAATGTACGCCAAGTTGGACGTTCCGTAGGGAAAGTCAAGTCCCAGCGTACATTACCACCATCTAGGCACAATGCCAATGCGTCGGCCCTATCGGGGCTGGATATTCCCCTGCTGCGCAGAGAATCCTTGGATTCGACGCCCAGCTTATTCCCCCTGCTGTGGGTCCCGGTCCTGCGACAGGTCAATTGCGCCATCAGTTCGTCGTCATCCTCTGGCAGTATAATTTCACGATCTGAAATTTTCTTGGACATGTTAAACCACATCTCTGCCGACCTGTTCGTATATGCATCGGCATCGTGAGGCACACCACCAAAGTTAACCCTATTGACTCGCCATCCAGACTCGGCCAAAGCATCGCACATGGGCATTCCAAGACCGCTGGCGTCGGCATAAATGTCTTCTGGCTTTAGGCCAGCCTTCTTGAATTCTACGATGAACCTACCAACCGCAGCCATGGTGTCCCGCTCACGCCAAGCGATGATCGGAAGGATTTTGTTCCCATCCCGAATGCACAGCACGTTGCAGTCGCCGCCTGCTGCGAAGTCCACCCCTGCCGTCCTGTTCCCAGGCTTAAAGTCTGGAGGACTGTTCTGGCATCCCTGGAGCGAGTTGTAATTGATGACAAGACTCTCCGACCCTATGTCCACGAACTCGCCATAAACCATCGACCTAGTCAGCGGGTGCTTCTCGCCATACCGCTGGACCACCTCATCGATCTGCGCCTTGGTGATATGGGGACAATCAAAGGCTGTCACGGTGTGCTTCTTCCACATCGCTGACTCCTTGGTGAACGCGCGATAGAACGCGCCAGTACTCGCACCAGGGCTGGAGGCCAGCAATACGCGAGTGGGTTGGCAGCGCCACAGGGCTTCGAACAGCGGGTCTGGGATTGACTTGGCTTCGTCCACCACGATCAGCAATGGCATGGTGTCGTGGTCGTCGGCATGGAACCCTTCCGCACGACCTGGGTCTGTCGCGCTGTACCCGACGATTCTGCTCATCGTTCCGTCTGGAAATATGTATCGGATTTCTCCAGACGTGACTTCCCAATTCCCGCCTACGCGCGCAATGTGTTTGCGAAGGCTAGGCCACAATTGTTTCTCGACTTGTCGCCATACGCCTGCGGTTGTCGTAGCGATGCTTCCCTTAAAACAGAACGCATGCCAAATTAAAATTGATGCGATGACTGTGCTTGTCTTGCCAGATCCGTTCGCTGCTTTGAGTGCAACTCGGCAATCTTTGTCCTGCAGATCACGCAAAACCTTTCTCTGCCAATCATATAACTCAAGTCCAAGGACGTGTTTTGCAAATCCTGCTGGTGATTGGATTTCTGCTAAAATCTCCTCTGGCGTGCGTTTGGGAGGCTTAGTTGTTTTGCCCACTATAGACCTCTTTTTATTTTGTGTCGCAAATACTTGGGGGGGTCAACGATTTTAAAATTGGGGAGGGGGGCCCCATAGGGGGCGTCGTGGTATCCATGGCCTGCGCTTTCCTAGGATGGCGTCTTCTCATCGGAACATGGCGCCGACGTTTGGGAGCGCTTGGCTCATTGACCTGGACGACCTGGGCGGAAACTTCCTGGACTGGCTTTTCGTTTGTCGCACAATAATTCTTGTCTCGAATTGTTAAGTTTGGAAGTTCCAACTTATTTGCCTGCGCTTCAATAACTTGCGCTGGCTTTTCCTTTTTCGACAAGGAACCTGCTAATATTTGCGCCAGTCCTGCGCTTAAACCGTGTTCGACATTGCCTTGCACAGCTATTCTTGCGCTGGGCTGTGCGTAGGAATATATCCTCTCTAGGCACCATGCCTTCGCCTGCCATGATTTCTGTCCTGCCAACTCGACATCGCGGAGGAGGGCAAGTTCGTGCTTTTTTCTGGCGGTCTCGACCCTGCGCGCAAAATCTGGCTTTC